GCGTACTGTTTTATATACTCTGTTTACTTTCATAATTATTTATTATTAAATTGATTTGATAGTGAATAAAATTTATAAGTTTCGTAGGGCATCTTATACCCTTTGCAACTATAACAGAATAACTGTTTTGCTTTCTGTTCTATTATTGCCGAACATTTGTTACATTTTCTCATAATTCTTTTTGTGTTATTTCTGGCAAGCCAAATGAATTTATTTCTATTGTTAAATCTAAAGGAATTCCACAATCGTATCCTTCACATTTAAAATTATCAATGTGATTTTCATAACCACACATTTCGCATTTCTTTGTTTTCATGTTGTTTCGTATTTGTTTTCTGTTGCGTACTCATAAACATCAATAAACATATCCTCGTCAAGATAATCCCAATAAAATTTAGTTATGTCCATTCCGTTTAAACGTACTTGTTTAATGTCTAATCTGTCCTCAAGTGGGTCAAAGTGAGTGGGTGCTTTATGATAATATTCATAATCTATTTCTAAATCATAACAACCCATGTTTTCTGTTATTGAATAAGTGCCTTTTGTTTTCATTATAATTCTTTTTTAATTACTTCGTAATGTGCTATCGCCTCATTTGATTTAACAACGTCTGTTGTAAGCTCTGGATAAAAAGTTAAGTATTGTCTTCCAGAGTTGTCGCAAGTCCAGAGATTTAATTCTAAAGTCTCTCCGTCTTCTGTTATAATTGAACCCCAAGTATCGTTTTGCCAATATTTCATGATTTCTTTGCTTTAAATTGTTTGCTTAATAAATCTAACATACGATTTTGGTTACTCTTTTGTATCCAGTCTCCTTTTAGATTAAAGTGTTTGTTAATGATTTCTTTCTTTGTTTTCATAGTTTTCTTTATTACATTCTTAATTTAATTTGCTCGTAAACTTTGTTAGCAATTTCTTCGCTTTCTTCACATTCTAAATTATGTCCAAAGTCATCAAACACTCTTGGCATAATCATTTGCTCGTTAATATAATCTATAATACCATCAGCTAATTCAATTATTTTTTCTCTTTGTTTCATAGTTTTCTTTATTAGTTATACACAAACTTAGTTAATTATTTCCAACTGACCAAATAAATATAAAAAAATTTATCTAATAAAGTAATTGCCATGAGGTACAGACCTAGTAAGTAGGTACTGACAAAGATAACGACACGCGTCAATTCCGTGATTCCAATCATCTTGAGGAATAGAACCTGTAAGTTTCCAAGAATAATTATTAAATTCACGAATTAGATTTATTGAGTTGCTATCAATAATAATTTGATAATCTTGCATCAATGCAATTCCTGATAATATACTTCCTTTCTTTTTTATAGTAGGCACTATATTTAATCCCTGTTCTTTTGTTTTTAATTCAGTAATTAATCTAGGCTCACTATTATCGGCAACTATTAAATTTCTGCCAACCTTTCTAATACAAGCGTCATAAATTTGTGAGGTAGTTAAACCTTTTTTATAAAGATGTTCTTTAAACCAAATAATTTTCCTAGTTTTGTCAATAGTACCTTCAATTAAAGCTGAAGGGTCAACAGAGAACCCAAAGTCTAAACCGAATATTGAATCTATTTCGGTATTGAATTTACCTATATTCCAGTGAGTAAATATAACTCCTTCTGCTCTTTGTAACCAACCACCCATAATCTGATGCTTATATTTCTCTGGTCTTCTTACTTTCATATCTTCAATCTGTTTAACAAACGATTCTGATAAATGGTCTAAATTATCTAAGTAAGTTGTATGAATGTAAGTAATGTTTTCTTTTGTGCCATTAAATCCGTCTGGAACTCCCCTGTTTTGAAAGAACCTTTGATATATCCAATTCTCTTTTGTAGTGGGGTTTAGAATTAATATACATCTGTTCTTTACATTCTTTGCCCTAATACTAAAATCAATCTTATCAAAACTCTCTTCGTCTGTTAACTCTTCTGCTTCATCCAATACAAATGAACTTACACCTTGAATAGATTTTAACTTTGCCGTTTGGTCTCCACTTGAAGTTCTTATACCACTAAAATATATTGAACTGCCTGTTAAATTGTTTATGATTTCTGTTTTAGTAACAGTGAATTGGTCAAGTATTCCCATTAACTCTAACTTCTCTATAAACTCAGGTATAATTGACATTCCTGCCGAAGTCATTGTATAACGAGTAAATAATATTCTATGACCTTTTTCGTAGGTAAGCAATACTAAGAATGTGTTTGTGGCAAATGATTTTCCAGAACCTCTCCCTCCTGTAATCACATAATATCTACTATCTGAATTAAATAGAGCTTGATATTTTTTATTCAGATTTAGTTTGTTCATCTTTTATATCTTCTGATTCTATATCTATTATTTTTTCTTTATCTGCAAAATCAATAATAGGAATGTTAACTTCTGTTTTAACGTTTAATTCTTTTAACTCTTTTGGTTTACCGTACTTATATTCCCAAAGTAATCTCATGTGAGGGAAACTATCTTTTGCCTGTTTAGCAAGCTCTAGCCACGCTTTCTCTTCACTGCCAAAAACTCTTTTCATTGCACCTAAAGCATAGTTACCAAGCTTCTTTTCTCTTGCCTTTGGTGGTCGTCCTTGTCCTCTGTAAATACCCTTTAAAGCACCGTTGTTGGCTCTTCCGTCTTTTTTCTTTTTATTTTCGTCTTCTATTCCTTCCATAAACCTTTGTTTATTAATTGGCATATAATAGAGTAATTACCTAAGTCCTGATATGTATCTAACAAAGTTTCATTATTACCCTTACGATTCTTAATAATTAGGTTTTTCCATCTGCTTATTTTATCATTCATTCTAAACCATAAACCATGTAAAGCAAAGTCTTTACCTTCTTTAGTTTCTAAGTTTGCACCAGTACTTATATTACTAATGCCATAGTCTAATTGCTTCTTTGCAAACAATTCAAATTGCTCTTCAACAATCTCTTCATAACTTTTATATAAGTTAGGTGCTTCTTTTTGTAGTAGTTTTCTATATTTATTTTTCATATTGTAATTCTGGCATATTACTTATAACCATTGTTAGTTCGTCAATGTCTTCACTCCTTAGAGTTTTTAATTTGCTTTTTATATATTCTCTTTTAGTTGTATTATCCATTTCGTCAATTTCAATAACAAGTTGTTTAAGCCATACGCTTAAATTATAATTATACATTGAATGTGTACTAAATGTTTTAATAGAATAAATTAAAGTTGCATGGTTTATATTCCAACCATTTTTATTATAGAAGTCAACTATTTGATGTAATGGCATCCTTTTGTATTTAAACAATATATGGTTTAACAATGCCCTAACCTCTACATATTCTCTTTTTCTTGTAATCTTAAACACATCTAAACCTGATAGTGCTTTTATTTTATTTGCTATTTCTGTTTGTGTAATCATGATAAATAATTTTGTTGAGCTTTGTAATCCTCTAAAGCGTGTAACATTGCACTGCAACATTCATAATGCTCTTCAATTTCATACTGCTCGATTAACATTGGTATCTCTTCTTCTCTTATAACTCTTTTTTTTAGACAAAGTAGAGTGTCCTCATAACAATCTAAATAATCTAAATATTGGTTTGCCATTTATAAAGTGTCTTCTACTAAGTAGTTTTCTAAATCAAATTCATTCTTAATATAGTTTTCATATACTTTTATAGCATATTCAACTTTTTGCTCACCACTAAAATAGAAATTTTCGCTGACATTAAAAATACCTATTTCATTTGTTGGCGATTTATCAATGACAATATACTTAAAATCTTTATAACTCTTGTTAAACAAATTACAATAAATGTAACATTGACTATCATAATTATATTTGTTGGCACTATATTTGAAAGCCGACAAAACTTGAGTTGTCTTTAAATCTATAAGATATTGTCCTAAAACATCTGCCTTAGCTCTAAAAGGGTATCCCATTAAATTATTAACCATAGGCACTTCAAACTCACTATTCTCTATAAGTTCACTTGCAGGTTTGCAATTATAAAATCTATCTCTTAACCTCAATGCTTTATCTCTATCTTTTACAGTAAAGACATCCCACCTCTCTTCTTTAGCGAGTTTATATTCTTTACTTGCTTTTGTTTTTACATCCAAGAATAAACATTCATTAAATTTATCCTCTTCTAAAATACTTGCATGAAATAAATAACCTTGTGCCAAAGCATCTGATTCAGTAGGTAGGTTTATTTGATTTAAGTATTCTAGTGGTGATTTAAGTAGTTGGCTTATTGCACTACTTGATAAACAAGCTTTTGCTAAGTAGCCATAATAAAAGCTATCTTGAATTGCTTTTTGTGTGAGCTCGTGTCTATCGTGCATCTCGTTGTCTAAGGTAATAATTGGTTCTTTCATTTTAATTACAATTTAAGTTATACTGATATGAAACGTAATACTCCCAACAACCTCCTTCTATATAATAAGTATAAACCTCATTGTTATAACCGTCTCTACAAACGTAGATATACTTAACGGTATTGTCTCCGTATTCTACATGATAAGGTTCGTTAACAAAAGGTGCTGAAGGGTAATGACTTAAATCACAATTATCACTGCAACTTAAAAACATAAATAAAATTAATGTGTAAAGTATTGTTCTCATATATCTTTGTTTTCAACACAAAGTTAATAAAAGAACTGAATAAAACAAGTATTACATGAAATTCTTTTTCCAAATATCTAAACCAACTGCATAGCGTTGTTTTGTATCTGGGTATTCAAGTATCATTTTAGCGTTGTTCATAAACCTTGCTAAAAAGCTTGCTTTCTCTTCGTATTTTTTTGGTTTTAATAATGGCATATATAAATAACAAATATAAGTTATTGTGTACTTTAGAATTTACATTTTTTGCAATTCCATTTTTTACCCATTTGATTTATGTACTCTTTAAAGTCTTTTGTGTCTTTATAATAAGTCCAAACTTTATTGTAATATATTCCAGAAACTCTACATTTCTCTAAGGGTATGTTTAAATCATCATCATTAAAATCGTGTTCTACTTTTAAAACTGCTGATTTATTGGTGTGCCAAGAATCTGAAATTCTTTCAAGTAACAATCTTTGACCTGTTGGTATCTTGTTAAATTTATACTTAACTTCAATAAGAATTAAAACTTCATTGTTAAATTCCAAAACAGCATCAATATCTGATGGGTGTAGCTTTCCGTTTTGAACGCCTGTAAAATCAATAACTTGTTTTACTTTTTTTCTGTTTCGGATTAAACTTTTGTTTTCAATCATTATTATATTCTTTATAAACTCGCTCAAGTTTATTGTGTAAGTTATTCTTAAAACAAGACGAACAACTTGTTAAGCTCATTTTTTGGTGAAATATTCTGTTATATATTCTAAGTAGTTTTTGTTGAGTTTGAGGGTGTACAGTGGGTTTTGCCTCAGTAAAATATTTATCTAAATATTCATATTCATCTTCTGTTAAACATTCAGGTTTGTAATAAGGAAATAAATAATTTAATTTTTCCTTACGCTCTTCACATCCACAATCTTCTCCAAGTATCCATTTAGCTACTTTAGCTATTCCTGTTTTTTCAAGTACCTTTTCAACTGTATCTCCTAGTCCTTTAGCTTTTGTATTTTTTGTACTCTTCTTTGCTTTCTTTTCTAATTTTTTCTTTGGCATTTGTTAATGTATTAAATATTGAACTTAAACTTATTTTTGTCTCTTTACTAATATCTCGCATACTCATATCAGTGTTTAAATATAACTTAGTAAGCTTCTTATCGTACCAATACCACTCTTCAATTACACTTTCTATTTTATTGTACAACGCCTCTAAGTTAACTTTTTTTTTGTAATTATCATTATGTTCGTCAATATCAAAGGCAATTTGATTTATAATATAATTGTATTTTTCAGCATCTATATCTGAAAACAATACTGTTTTTTTATTTTTATTATAATTAGTAAACTTACTATAATATAAGTTTCTTAAAGTAATGTATATATAAAATGTATTAATTTCAGTTTCATTATACATAATTCTTTTAATGTCTTTTGTATAATCGTACATTCTTAAATACATTTCTTGTACTAATTCATTTGAATCGTTATTATCTAATTTAAAACTCTTAGCCATATTTAACCACTCGTTATGCCTTTTTGCCAATATGTTAAGTATCTTAGAACTCATTATTAAATATTATGTCTCTAAGTTTGTCAAATGAATTCACAACATAATAGTTTCCTTGCCATTCAGCTTGAAACTTTATTTCGTCTGGTGTTAACTTTTGTTGTGCAAGTGGCTTATCGCCATCTTTAATTTCTATAAGATAATTGTTGTTATTATAGCCGACTATAATATCTGGTGCACCTTTGCCTAATTGATGAGTATGGAGGACAGAGCATCCTGCCTCTCTAATTTGAGAGACAATCTTTTTTTGATTAGCATCTACTCTTGCTCGTTTTCGCATCTGATATTATCTACTTCATCAAAGGGTGTTTGATTATTAAAATAATATCTGTTTGATTTTCTATGATATGTTATGCCTTCAATATCTTGAGGATAACCTACCAATTTTTGTTTCTTTATTTTCTGACTGCCAAATGTAACTTGAGTATTACTAAAATCTAAAGCTCTATTTGGTCTCCATACAAAAAGCACATTATCACTTTTATCTGCAAATGTTCCACCACCTTTAATTGAATTTACATCTGGTTTTCTATACCTACCATTATCATCTTTTTGTGGTGTAACTTGGTGTGCAACTAAATGAACTGATATTTTGTTTTCTACGGCAAACCTTTTAAGTTCACTCATAAACCTGCTTATATATAAATCTTCTCTTTCACCTCGTTGCATCCTGTGTTGTACAGTATTGTATGGGTCAATAATCAATGAACGTATGCCTTTTGTCTTAACTAAAAACTTAGCTCTTTCAAATATGTCCTCTAATTTATAACTTTTTTTTGGATATATAATAAAAAAATGTTTTTTCATAAACTCCATGCCTTTTTTAAAGTCGCTTTCACTCATATAATTATTAGCATAAAAAGGGTCAGAGCTCTTGCCTATATAACATTCTATTAAGTCATGGAAAAAATCATTTATTGGCATATTTTCTGGTGAAAACACTGCAAACTTCCATCCATCGTGAAATGCCTTTAGAACTGATAGCTGATTTAAAAACATACTTTTTCCTTCGTTTTGATAACCTGTCCAAATATTTACTTCACCATTTCTCCAAGTCCATGCCCTATCAATAGCTTCAATGTGCGTTGTAGAACCTCTCTCTTGTCCGTTTCTATAACCGTCTAACATACTATCGTATATATCACTAACATCAAATATACCCTCTACTTTAGGCACTCTTGCGTGTTTAAATCTATATTGTAAAGATTCTACGCCTTCATTTAGTAAAACTTCATTAGCGTCTTTATATGGGTTTGTATCTATTAATCTAATTTTTTCAGCACCAATACGTCTTATAAGTTCCTCTTCTAAATACCTTCCGTTTTCGTCATTGTCAGTACATAAATAAACTACTTTAGCATTTTCAAACACTTCATAAGAGTTTGTTATACATTCTAATTTCTTGTCCAAGTTTTTATCTCTTACGTTTGGAGCACCCATATTTACAGAGGTATGCCAAGTAAAACCTGCAACCTCCCAACTAAGTGAATCAAATTCACCTTCACATAATATAACAAAATCTTGATTTACAACCCTATCGTAATTAAATATTATAGGTTCTCCATTTTTTGACTGAGTAAAAGTTTTATTATCAATACCTCTTGTTTTATAATTTACAAGCTCATTGTTTTTAAGATATGGAAATACAATACTTTTGCCGTCTTTAGTAGTTGTAATTTTATTTTTTTCAATAACTTCATTTGTTATGCCTCTATTGTTAAGAAACTTAATAGCACTTGAATTTATTTTCTGTAAATTATTTGTTGTTGGTTTAGTATATATTCTTTGTTGTATCATATTGTTGTTAGGGTTAACAGAACCGTTCCAACCACAATGGTGGCAGTGATATAGTCCATCGTCTAGGTTAATTGATAAAGATGTGTCTCTTTTATTTTTCCTAGTATGACTACATTTTGGGCACTTTACTTTCTGTTGAGAGTATTTGCCT